TAAAGGTGCCAAGAATGGTAGGAATGCTTCAGGTTGACCTGTTTGCGGGTTTGTCGTTAGTCCCGTTCCCGACATGGCTGCCAAGCCCTGTACTTCCTGAGGATTCATGTGAACCAACATAGAATCGCCAAAACGACCTTGATCGGCTACGTTTTGTACTTGTCTTTCTAGGTCTCTTGGTGGCAGGTCTATCTGTCCACCATGTGCTGCCCTTATACGCATAAGTCCACCTCTAGTCATATTTATTCCTTTGTTAATCATTTGTTGTTTCCACTCCAAATACATTAAAGCTCATATCTACCGCACTGGCATAAACCTTTAAAACATCTGTTTGGTTTAAGGTAATGCCTATTACTATTGTTAAAGAATCATTGGCAGCAACTGATTTATCATAATATAAGTACTGTTTATCATCGGCACTAGCACCAGCCACATGCACACTTAATCTAAACGTAATAGCGGAACCCGTTCTGTTGGCTGCCACAATAGAACTTATCGTAGTTACTGTCTCACTGGGCACAGTATATAAGGTTGTTACAGTCGTAGCAGCAGTGTCTACTTGACCTAAAACCTTTAGTACATCAGCCACCTTTAGCTCCCATTAAAAGAAATTGATGCCTTCTGAATGCCAGAGAAGAAAACTTTGTTTTCATTTTCTCTATCTGCATGGTGTCATTATTCATCTCGGTATGTATCTGAGTAAGTGTTTGCCTAAATAAATTCTCATCTCCCTGATTGTACTCTGGAGGGGGTAAATTTAATGTTCTCGCTCCTCTTCCTGCCATTATCTTCTTCCGTCTGCTCTTAATCCAAAACGCATATCGCCAAGTCTCCAACCCATATCTAAATTAGTACTTTCTATTCTTACAACAGTTTGTCTTGCTCTACCCCTGATAAAAGCCTGTTGGGTTGAATTAGTTATGGTTGATGTAGACATAGTAGATAAAGAATCTAAAGGATAATTCCTACCTTTTATCGATACATCAACTTCTTGAGAGCCCGTTCCTGAAAAAGCCAAGTCTGGTATTATTCTATCTATAAATATAAATCGATCTCCAATATCATCTAAATCAATATCACCCGATTCTATATAAGCCGTCATAGCAGAACCATCGTCATTTTTAGTGGTCTCGTGATTATATAGATACTTAACTGTATTACCTGCTGCAACGGGTGTGTTTCTTGTTGGAGCTTCACTCCAAGCCGTTCTTACCATCGAACCCACTGACCACACATTTTCTTTGTAATTATAAATAACGTAACGATCTATTTCTGACGAGTCTGCAGAAGGATAAAACCACCATACTTCTGAGAAATCTGCATTTGCTCCACCGAAAACTTTATAAGTTTGACCTAGATTTATATCACTAAATATATAGTCCAAAACAGTGCAATCTAAAATATGATGTGCACCATCGTAGTACCAAAAATTACCACGATCCATCCAAAATATACGACTGGCTTCATTAACAGCAGCATTTGGTCCTATAAGGGAGGGACCTTCAGTTATCTGCCTAAAAGAAAATACAAAATCTCCACCTACATACTGCATCGAATGCATTCCTGCATCAGTCCATAATATAATTTCACCTCTGGCTTTTGCAGCACCGACTATTTTTGATCCAGAACTAATTCTTTGTCCACCTGCACTATTAGTAGCCGAAGGAGTCCAATCGACTGCACTACTAGCAGTTGACCATCTAATAAGCATCTGATCTTGAGTAGTGGACCCAACTGGGTTAGCACCAAAAGCAATAACATGCCTAGCTTCTTCTGAAACCATAATTTGATTCACTAAAGTAGGCGTATCACTGGCACCACCAACAGCACTTAAAGCAATTGCTCTTGTAGTAACAAGACCACTGGAATCCCAATAAAAAACCCCTCCTGATGCATTATCTGCCCTCGGTGCTAGTATTAAATCCTCACCATAATTATCGTGTGTCCAAAGTCTTAAATTAGAAGAAGTAACAGTAGTATCAACACTACTACCCCAAGTTGATCTACCCCATGTTCCTGCACCCCAAGCCGTACCAGGAACGTAAGTATCCAAGCCTGTATTTATTTGATATACACCGACTACACTGCTGCCGCCATTACCACTGTCACTGCTATTGGCTGTTACTTCATCACCATCAGTGTCTTTGGCTTCTATCGTGTAAGTATTGGTACCAGACACTGTAACAATTTGATATTCCTGATTTAAAACTGCAGCAATAACATTGCCACCTAATGAAGCAGCTCCACTAAAAGTCACGAAATCATTTTCTAAGGCTCCATGATTATTATCAGTAATAGTTACTGTAGAAGAACCATCAGTAGCCGCAAAGGTTACATCCCCTGCAGAAGTAGTGGCTCGGATCGGGGTTATATCGTGGTATTGTGTTCCCAACTCTATGTAGTACTTTAGATTAGTTCCCACACCCATGTAATCAGTTCCTACCAAATCCTGCCAATTATGAAGTCCTCTACAAGACCCCAAAAAAGTATCATTTGAAATCCTTTCCCAACCACCTATCTTTTCAGGTTTACCACCCCTGAATCTCATCTTGTCCGAATCATACCAAGCGTTATTGTCGGAATACTGAGTACCTTCCTTATAAACACCTGGATTAAATTTAAACTTGGCTAATGGCATTATGCTTTCCTTCTCCCACTTCGTTTCTTGTTGTTGCTTCTGTTTTTACCGCTTGCAACAATTTTTAAATTGCTTGGTGCATTATTGCGTGGGTTACCATCTTCGTGATGTACATCCTCACCTTTCTTTATCTTTCCTGCCTTTTTCATTGCATAATTGGCTCGATTACGACCCATTCTATTTTTGACCTGTTCAGGCTTACTATGAAAATCTTTGTATTCCTTCTCGTAATCCCTAGTTCTTTTATACGTCATGCAACATCCTGTCTCTAAGTCTTTTTGCTCGATCTCCTACTTGCGTAGCCCATTTTGAATCCATCATCTCTTCAGCAGCAAGTTCCCAATTTGAAACTTGCATAGCATGAATAAAGTTTTTAAATTTACTTAAACGTGGATGACCAAGATTAAAACACATATTGGCTACTATTCTTTGACGATTATCATCAAGACTTCGCCACCAAGGTTCTTTCATATCTAATTCTTGGCAAACAATGTTTATGTCGTTATCTAGGCATTCCTTAATTCTGTCCTCGGATATAGGAGTGCCTACTGGCTTTCCGTATTCTTCATCTTTTTTAGTTATTAAGTGTCCTACTCCTAAAGTCTCATAACCAAGATGATCTAAATAGATTTCATATTCAAATCCTTCATCACCAATAAGTTCTTTCATTAACTGATCTTTATCCATCGTCTTCTTCCTCGTCATCAAGACTTCTATAATATTCAACAATCGCCAAAATATCCCTCGTATAACGCTTAATTTCTGCCATATTATTGCTAATATTTTCATAGTCTTTAGTAGTTAGTGCGTAATAGGCTTGTTTGGGTGCCTTTCCTTCTTCAATCAGTTGCAGGTATTCTCTCATTATATCGGGTGTCAATATCTCCCAATCAAAGTTAACCATCTGCATTTCCATAGGTAGCGGTGGATGAAACATGGGCGGTCTTTCTTCTATATTGACTACTTCTACGGGTTTAGTTTTAGTTCCTCCAAACTGAAACATAGAACAGGCACTTAAAGTTAGTAGAGTAAAAAATATGAATAAGATTCTAATTACTTTCATTTAACTACTTACGTTTTCGCCATCTTTTTTTTTACCCTTACCCTCTGGTTCTTCAGGCTTCTCATCAAATTGACTAGGGTCTGTAAGTTCTATTAGACCATCGAAAACACGCTTAGTGGCTTTATTAACTTTACCTTCCAAGATTTTTGGCTTTGCCATTGCCAATGCATCTAAATCATGGCGAGCAAACGTCTGTTTGAGGGCATTAACCTCACGCATATTGTCTTGATTCTTTTTAGTCAGACTATCTATTTGGGCGTAAGTCTTTTGTTGTTGTGCTAAATTCTTTTTAATCTGCTCATTCTGTTTGGTGATTTCACTTTCAAGCACGATGGCATTACCTTTTAAGATAGCAATTTCATCATTTAGACTACCGATCCAAACATAAGAGCCACTGGCTACCAGTAATAACGCTAGTCCCAAACCTATTGATAATTTCATTTATGCTCCTTAAAACCTTCCCCTGCCAATTTAGAGCAGGAGCAGACTGACTCCAGACCAACAGGGGTCGGCTAGTTTGCTAATGGATTCTTGTTTTCTTCTAATTT